CCTAACGTACATACTCTTAATAATTCGTCGATACCGTCATCGTCCATGTCGTAGTAAATAAAATGCTCTATGTATAAAACATTTTTACTAGCACCTGAATCTGGAAAAACCATATTGTCGTGTGGGTTTCTTGCTTGTTGCTCGTCAAAAGCTAACGGATCTAGTAAAGAACCTTCGCCGCCGTATTGTTCTATTTCTTCTTTGTCGTAACCCATTGCAACCAATTCGCTTACCGTCTTAATCATGCGGTGAGCAACGTAAGAAGAGTCTTTCATAGATCTAGCATGTCTAGCTATTAAGACTTCTTCTGGCGGTACAGACTCTAAAACAACTTGGTTTTTAGCTTTAACTCGCCTAATTGTTAAATCGTAAGACACAGGTATAACTTGCGTTACTTCTTGGCCAGACATAGGGTCGAGAGTTGTTATCGTTTCTTCGGTTGCTGTTTCAGACAATATTTCAACGTCTTTATCCATCACTAATGCTTGGTAAGCAGGCGGTGAAATATTAGTGTATTCATGCGTTGTGGTTGAAAGACTGTCATCCCAATACGCTTTCACAAAACCTGTTTTACGAATAAGTGCGTCTTTGAAAGCATCGTATAAAACTTGGAAGCCTGAGTTTTTTTCTTGGACTATGTAATTAATATAATCGGTTTGTTGTTCTGCAATCGGAATATCTTCTGGGCCTTTAGGTACAAATTCAACAATCTTTTTTGTGCCAAAGAAAGTACGCATGATAGACGGCAACATAAACAATACCGTGTCTCTAACGTCGGTTGAGACGTAATAAGATTGCAATGAGCTAGTTGCTTCTGGCTCATTACCTAAATAATATTCTGTTGATTCGGCGCGTTCTTGACCAACTTGATTGTTGTAATCTTTCGCGTCATCCATCTCGACTTTTAGTTGCGCCGATAGGTCGAGCATCATAGATGCTTCTGCTACTTCTTCTTTCGTTTTCTTTTCTTCTGCCATATTAGCCAACTCGTATTATTCTCGATTTAACAGGCTTGCGAAAATTATACCCCATAAAGCTCTCACCGCCACCAAAACTTGCGGCGCTACTTGCCATCGTCAGCGCGAGTGCGTCGGCTTTGTCTGGTGATTTGATGCCTCTTTTCTTCATTTCTTCTTTTGACTCTATTTTTATTTTGCCTGTTGAAGTATATTTGTAAGACGGCGCAGCTAATTCAGAAACAAGCTCATCATCGTTAGGAAGTCTGCAATCACGCTGCGCCAACCAATCTTTTACCTTGAACCATAACTCGGCTCGTAAGTTTAAATAATTCTTTTTCGTACTTGGCGCTTCGGCAACGTTGACACCGCGCACAGGTAAATTCTGTTCGGCTAACCTATCGACGACGCCAGCTCCTAAACCAATCACATCGATTAATATTTCTTGCGGTCTTTCCATCGCCGTACAATCGTCAAATTTATTTTTCACAACTCCGCAGAGCTGCATAAGATCCATAGATTGAAAGTTAGTTATCTCAAAGACAGTATTACCCTGGCGCACACACAACGCGCTAGAGTCACCGCCAAAGCGGGCTACGTCTAAACCCCATAAAATCGGCTCACTCGCCGTTAGTGCTACGTCTCGGTCTATTGCAGCGCGGACTAACTCCATTGGAATAACGGTATCGTCGTCGGCACGGGGGAACTCTCCCATTACCTCAACCCTGGCAACAGTAGAGTCATCCCCGTATTGTTCGAGCATGCGCTGAAATAATTCTTTATCCGTGCCTTCGACGGTGCGCGAGTCAATTTGTTCGTTCTTCCAAAAAGAGCGATTGCTGTGAAAACAGTCGTAAAACGGACCTGTGTTCCGTCTTGGATTAGAAAAACAAAACCAATATCTATCGGTAGTTGGTTCTGAGAAGAATCCTTCCGAAACTGAGTAAATCGGCGCAGGTATACCAGATGCCTCATCCATAATCAGGCAAACGCCGTAATTAGAGTGAATCCCTGCGAAAGCGTCAGGATTTTCCTCGCTCCACAGTTGCGCTTGCGCGTAGTAATAACCTGTGTCTATTTTAAGATCTCTAATCAACGCTTCTTCAAACCAAGCCGCAGGCTTAATTGCAGTAGCGGTTTTAGTAAACCAATGCGAGTTTATGGCAAGCGTTAGCCATTTACCTAACTCAGCCCAAGTTCTTGAGCGTAATTGTTGTTCGGTGTTAGCGGTAACAATAATCGTCGACCCCAAGCGCGTGGAGAGCATCCAGATAATTAGCCAGGCGACGAGAGCAGATTTACCTATACCGCGACCAGAGGCGACGGCGAGCCTAAACATCTCTGGCATATCGACTCTTTCGTTACGTTGGATATGCGTTGTAATTTCTCGCAAAATTTTTTCTTGCCATTGCCTTGGTCCTTCAAAATCTTCGAGGGGGGTGTCCTTTTGTCCCCAAGGGAAGCAATATTTAACAAAGTTGTACGGATTATCTTTGACTATTGGTGACCATAGTTCGGTCATCAGCTCTTGTTCTTGTTGCGGACTATACTTCATTCTTCTTGTTCATCTCATCAAAATAAATTCTGGTGCAGTAACGTCTAATAATAGCAGCGACGGTGAGGACTGTGAGTTGGACTACAGAAATAAAAAGCGCGTCAGTAGTGAACATGAGCAAGAGAGCAAGGGTGGCCCATGATATTGGAAAGTTAAATACTGCACCAAGCGTTGTATCGGTGACTGACTCTATAAATGCTTTTCTGTTAATTTTCATAAAAAATTTATTTCAAAGGTTATATATAAATACTACCGCCGCTAGAAAATAAGGGGGGCCATTTTTGATTTTTCTCTTGGTTTTTCAAGGTATTTTATTCTTCGGTCAACTTCTTCTTAGGGAGTGGGACGGAAATAGTCTCTTTTTGTACTATTTTGCCCTCTATAAGTCTATTTTTGGAACTTTGCATGATTTCTTTTAGATTTATGTTGTGATTTACCTCTTGTCTATCGCTCCAGTTGCTAGGATCGCGATTTTTTAAGAAAAAGAAAGCGGAATTTTCTTTTCCTTCTAAAGCATTTTCATAAACTTTGTTAGTTACTGCTGCTATAGCTTTAGCTTTTCCAGTTTTTAAAGCTGTGTCAAATTTGTCATTATTACGCTTATTCCTTGCTATCGTCGACAATGAGCAATTTAATAAATGTGCAATTTGTGACTCAGAAAGTCCGTTTCCGCTCCATTCTTGTATCTTTTCTAAAGTTTCTTCGTCAAATTTAATTCTTTTTCTGCCAGCTTTTGACTTAGGTTTAGTTTCCATGCAAATAATTATATATGTCAAAATACTTTTTTTTACTTTTTTTTATATTTATTTCTTGCAATCAGAGTACAAAAGAGTAATATAACGTATGTAAAGAGATTATTCTTTATATTTTTGGAGAAAACATATGATATATAAAACTTTAACCAAACAAGAATTTATTGATGAGTTTGGAAATTCAGGAGATTATGCAAACAACTTTTCATATGACGGCCTTTCAGTTCTGTATGAATATTTTGATGATATCGGATATTCAAACGAGTTAGACGTTATTGGTATTTGTTGCGATTTTGAAGAATACGAGAACTTTGAAGAAATGGTAAGCGCATACTCAAACGATTATAAAACTTTAGAAGACTTTGAAAATGCAACTGTAGTATTACCAACAGAGTCAGGCAGTTTTGTAATTCAACAATTTTAATAACCAAAAGGAGAAAAACAATGTACAACTTAATAATTGACTATATCGATAGCCAAAATAAAGATGAGCTATCTTTTGGCCAACACATTTGCATTAATAGCGGAGAGCTTGCAAAGCTCTTAGAAACTTATAACCCTATTAAATACAAAGATGTTGAGCGTTTTATATTTACTGTAGAGAGGCTAACCAATGACTAAACAATGGAAAGAAATACCCATAAAGGATAACGCTATATATATAAAAATGCTTGAAGATAAAAACAAGCAAGCGCGAGCAAAGAATAACCCAGATAACAAGGAGGAAAAATGATTAATAAACAAGAAAAAATATCTTTGCCCACAGAAAAGTGGGTAGAACTTTATGGAACACTAGCAAGTTACATTTTAGAGTATTCATCTTTAGACCCAACAACTGAAATAAAACCAAACGGAGATGAGGTTTACACAGAAGAAAAACAAGATGAATATAACGGCATAGTTGAAGATGTCGAAGATATTCTTAAATCATTTTTTGAAAAGGAGGAAGCATGATTATCTGGAATGAATTTACTATCACAATAAAACCATGCAAAGTTTGTGGAAGCAAAGTTGAGTATGTTAATGATGAAACTTGTGGCTGTGAAGTATGCCATGAAGCTTATATGAATATGGAGTTGCCATGAAAACAAATAACCACGC